TTTGGCATTGGCGAAAGAATACCCGCGACGCCGCCCAGCAGCATAGAGGTGCCGATACCGAAAGCGATAGAGGCAAAGCTGGGGGCAATAGCCCCGCCAGCCACCGAAAAGAGCGCGGTCGTCGGCAGGTAAAAGCTGGCAGCGATCAGCGCGACTCCGAGAACGATACCCAGCAGGCCATTTTTGCCAGCGCCTCCGATAACGGGGACGACCTGCATGGTTTTAGCGAATGGCAGGCTGATATTCTCAAGGTCTGGCATGGTTTCGTCGTCAAGAATAACTTTATAGCCGACATTCCTTTTTTCGCTATCTGATACAAAGCCAGCAAAATCAGGGAAATTTGCACAAAGAGCGCGGATAGCCTCGGCCGGCGTGGCGACGCATAGGTTATGCTCGGCGCCATAGCGCTTTGCAAGTTCACCGGACAGAATAATTTTACGTTTTATTGCTTTCATGGCGCAAAATATGGGTCGTGTGCTTTCTGTAGTATCCACCCCAGATTTCCTCGGTGGATAACCTATTGTAAAGGTGGTGCGCTATAATGTCACCTTCCAAGTAAATCGCGCCGTGGTTCGGCACGTCAGAAAGAATTTGCATTAAAAGAACGTCGCCCGGCTGCGGGCCGCCCTTTGTAATACGGCGAAAACCAGCTTTTTCAAAGTTTTCGACATAGATATTTTCGCCCTTTTTCCACCATTGCTCCCGGCGGTCAAAATCGGGCAATTCTATCCCGCGCTGCGCTTTATACCAGTCGCGGATAAAACTATAACAATCTAAGACCCCATGCACCCAGACGCGGCCGTAAAGCGGGGCCTCATAACCGTGCGGCTGACAAAAACCCCATTCTTTTTCAGGCATAGAATAAATATGCCATTGCAGGCCGCTGGCCTCGCAGGCCACGCGGTCGGCCTGTGAAGGTTCTGGGCCGCTATTCGGGTGGCTATGGACAACCGCCTCAATCACGCCGGCGCGCTCGCAGGCGGCATAATCGCGGGGGTCTAAAATAAACTGGTCATTGTCTTCCGACATATTCCGGCAGGCGATATAGCGCAGGGTATCGCCCAGACGGATAAGGAGGCCGCAGGCCTCCCTTGGAAATTCCGCCTCCGCGTGCGCGGCGATTTCGCGCCTGATTCGCTCGTTCATCCGATTAACCCCGCGCCCGGGAAACCACCGAAGGGCAATTCTTCGTCTGCCCCAAAGCGGCATTTGCAGCCGGAAAGGCGCTTGCTGCAGACATCAGCGCCGGCAGAGGCTACCGGCTCGTCATTCGCATCAAAATAGTTTGTGCCTGCATATCCGCATTCAGCGCCCCGATATACCCATGGGCAAAGGTTTTGCACGATCTGGCGGCGGGGCAGCATAACGCCGCTGACGTCATAGCCGGCGGCAAGTTCAAATTCTACCTGCTCGTCGTCTTCGCTGTTTTTGCGGTTAATAAAGAAAATATCGTCTGGCAGTTCCGCGGTATCGTCGGCCGTGGCATTGACGCCGCCGGGGAAGTTTACCGCATCCAGATATTTTTTAAGGGTGCGCTTGCGCGTTACCTTTGCGCCGACGCAATCGTTATAAGCAATAACAAGGGCGGAAATGGTGCCGAATACGTTGCTCAAAACCAGTTTTGGCCTCGGGCTTTGGCCGCTGGTGCTTTTATCAAAGCCTGCGCATTGCCCGGCCCATGCGGTGTATTCATTCCCCTGCCAGATAATGTTTTGCTGCAGGTCGTTGGTGCCGAAATGAAAGCGATAAATTGAATCCCCAAAGGGGGTAAGGTCGATCTCAAACATTTCAATCTCCGCGGACGGTGTAAGGCTCTGAATGTCTGCGGCGATTGTGTCGGTCATGAGGGGTCAAATACCTGCTCGAAGCGTCCTGTAATGGTTACATTATTGCCTCGGTCGAGCGCATATGTCCAGCTTTTGCAAATAAAATTTGCTGTAACCCCGCTGGGAGTCGTCCATTCAAAGAAATTTACGCCGGCATGAAGGGCCAGAAATGCGTCGATTGCGTCGCCTTCCGTCTTGTCCCGGTTCAAAAACTGCAGGTCCCAGATTTCCGGCAGGACGTTTATACCGTCAGGCTGGCGCTGGGAGTAACCGTCACCGAATTGGGAAACTCTGGTCCGGGGCTGGCGCGCTGCGCTGGCCGAATAGCTGGGGGTATAGGAAAATGTCGTCATGCTTGCGCCAGCAGGCCGCCCGGCCGCTGCTCCTCTATGATTTGTGCTTTAACTGCGGCAGCAACCGCCCGGCCGAATTGCGCGGCCCGGCCACCCTGCCCCGAAACGCTCTCTTGGTTCTGCCCGCCCGGCTGCATAACAATGCTGACATTAACGTCGCCAATGGCAGCCTGCCCGCCGCCCTGCATGGTAACGGGAATGCTCCGACCATCGGGCAGCGGGACATAGGCCTCCGGCAGGCGCCCCTCCCCAAAGAGTGAAACTTGCGGTGTGCGTGCGACTCCGCCCTTTGCATACTTTTGCAAGGGCAGCGGGCCAGCAGAGGTCATTATATTCCCGTTGGCGCTGGCTGTTACGGCCGCCGAATTACCGCCCGGGAAGAAAGAGCCCAGAAAGCTTGCAATCGGCGCGACAATGCTGCGCTGTATTTGAATGCGGATAAGGTCGGAAATAATAGAGGTGGCGAGGCTCTTAAAGTTTATCTTTCCGGTCGTTACGAAATCAGAAAGCGCCTGCGACGCTCCATTGAAAGCCCCCGTCAGCGCCTCCTTAACCTGCGAGGCGGTATCTGTGGCCGCTTCCGCGTATTTTGTGAAAAAGTCTTTTGCGCCCGCGCCGAAGGTTCTGGCCTGATCGTAGTTATATTGCAGCACCTTTTGACGGGCCTTTTCGATTTCGCTGGCCTGCGCTTTAAATGCCTCCGCCTGCGATTTGGTCATGTCGCGGGCTTTTTCGGCAACCTGCGCCTCAAATTCCCGGGCGTCTTTCAGCTTTTGAATTTCTATAGCTGTTTTCCCGACATATTCGGCCTCTTGCTGCAGCGTAACAAGGGCCTCCCGCTGTTTTTGCAGCCATTCGTCGGCAGCTTTTAAAGCCTTTGCAGCATCGGCCGCGGCGCTCGGGTTAAAGTCTATAACCCCGCGTGGCTTGCCGCCATTCGGCGCCGGCAGGGGGTTTTTAGCCTGCGCTGCGCTGCCCTCGCCAAGGCGTTCATTCCAGATAGCGTCAAGCTGTTTCTGCGCGCGCGCAATGGCCGCCTCACGCTGGCGGGCAGCTTCGTCCTCAATGGCTTTATTTGCCTCTTGCTGGCGCTTGTTAATTTCTTCAAAGGCGCCCCAGTTTAAAGTCGCCAGCGCTTTGATCTTGTCGCCAAGGGCGTCGACTCCCACGCCTAATTCTGCGAATGCGGTGCCGATAACATTAACTGCCAATTCGCCGGCCGTTGACCATCCGACAAAAGACGTTTCTAAGGTTTTAATCAGGCCGACCAGCAGCTTGACAGCCGTATTATTCTTTTCAAAACCCTCTGAAATCGAAATAAGGCCCGGCAGCAGTTGATTTGCAAGGTCAACAGATAGCTGCTGAAATTGGGACTGTATTTTAGCGACGTTGTCCTTAAAAAGATTTGCATTTGCAGCAAATTCAGGCCCGACCGCAATACCGAGGCTTTTAATTTCCTCCGACCCCTTATTTAAAATCGGTATCATATCAGCGCCAGATTTACCCAGCAGAGCCATTGCCACGGCAGTTTTTCCCGCCCCGTCTTCCGTGCCTTGGAATGCGTCAGCGATTTCAAAAAGAATATCCTCGGCTTTTTTCATGCGGCCGGCGGCGTCAGTTGTTTTAATCCCGATTTCCGCGAATGCAGCCGCCTGTTTGCTGCCGGCCTCCTGCGAGGCGATCAGGCTTTTATTGACCTCAATAGCGGCCTTGGCGACGTTATCCAGCCCCATGCCGGCCTGCTGCGCGGCACCATACCAGCGGCCCAGAATATCGACCGCCACGCCCGTTTTCTGATTTACGTCGTTGATTTCCGCGCCGAGGTTGATTGATTCGCCTATGAGGCTCTTTAACCCCTGCACGGCCTCCGAATAGGCAAAGGCTTTAAGGGCCATTGCGCCCTGATTAAGGGAGCGCTGCAGGTTTTTGCCATTTGTCGAAGCCTTGGCGATTTCGTTGGAGAAATCTTTTAGCGCATTTGAGCCGACAACCGCGGCGGTGATCTTAAATAGGGTGTTGATTGTCCCTGACATTGCCGCTTTCCCCTTTTGCTCGGTCCTCAAGGACAGCTAATTCCATTATGCGGACGCCCTCGAAGATTCTGACCTTCTCTTTTTCGGTTATACCATACAAAGAGAATAATTGGAAAAGTGCAGGATAGTCTAGACCAGTTTGGCCACCCATGCCGGCGACGCGCCATTGAGTCGACATTAAAAGGAAAAACCGCACCGGCTCGGCGTTTTCAGGCCATACCTCGAAATGCGGCTTTTCCTTTGTTTTATAGGAATGTTTGACGCCCATAGCGTCAAGATCGTCAGCGACTTCGTCAACGACGCGGTGGCCGCACCAGTAAAGGGCGGCCTCCTTTAGTTTTTTTCAGGTCCGCCCGATACAGATTCGAGGTATGCGCGCGCGACAGCCGGGGCAAAGCCGGCGATATCGAGCAATCTTTCAAGATTTGCGGGGGTAAATTTAAATTCTGCGCCTTTTTCCTCGACGCCATCCCAGCCGGAAAGAACGCGGCGGGCCATA